AGACGAACAGCCTTTGCATCAGCGATTGCTTCTTTTAATAAGTCTTTTGACATTATTACTCTCCTTAAATATGTTTTTGGAAATATAGGTATTATGACCTATAATAGATTGTGTTTAATCCGTATACTGTACTATATAGAAGATAGTGACATTTGTGTATACATTGTTGTATATATAAGTATATACGACTTTAGTAAAAAACTAAAAAAGAGAGATAAAAATTACCTCTCTTTAATAATAATGTTAACTTTTTTTTAACTATTGAGCTTTGTCTTTAACCATAGCTGTCCATATATAGTTCTTTTCCATCATAGCTTGTTTTTTAAGCTCGTATTTGTTTTTTCTTATAGCCTCATTTTTCTGCACTCGTTTTCTTTGAGAAGGCTTTATATATTCTTTTTTAGAACGATATTGTCCTATTACATCTTCATCTTTCATTTGACGTTTAAGATATTTCAACGCTCGCTCTAATGTACCTGTACTAGCATCTGGTACCTTTACACCTGATGGGTTTCCTTCTACGAAGAATTCGTGTCTTCCTAATTTCTTTCTAAATTGTTTTCTTGGTTTATCACCTCTCTGATTTGTAGAAGAGTGATTTCTGTGCTTTTGATTTCTGTTATAAGCCATTTGTATTATTTTTAGTTAAACTTAATTTATATCTAATATAACAAAAAAAATCGACATATGAAAACATATGCCGGTCTTTTTAATATTTGTTATTTTTTATTATTGTTTTTTAAGTAACGATAAAAATTTTAGTATTTGTTTTGGTGATGTGCCTTGAGCCATAAATGCTTTATTTATCTGTCCCCAAGTATATGTTTTGTTATCACCGGTTGCCTCATTCATTATCGCTTCATATCTTAAATCAAACATTAAATCTTGAATTTTTCTAGATGTAGAATTACCACCTGCTTTTTCAATAGCACGTCTAGCTTTCAATGCATGTTTAATTAGAATTACGTAATGTCCTTTTTTACCTTTAACATATCTGTCACCTTGAATTTTAGAACCAACAGGTCTTGTATTTCCTCTTGGGTCGATTACTCCATATCCACCTTCGTTAATTATGCCGTCAGACATTTCTTTTACAATTGGTTTGTAGTTATTTTTATCCATTACTATTTTAGCTTTCTTTAATAGTTCTTGATAATATCCTTTAACTTCTCCAGCTCTTGATGCAACGTAATCTTTTCTCCAACTATCTACTCGCTCATCACCTTTTTCTTTTGCGTATTCTGCAGCATCTCTTACATAGTTCTCATAAGCTCTAACCATATTACCATAGTTATTTGATATTGTTTGATATGAATCCCAGCCTGTAGAATACATTCCTTTTTTAAGCATATCTGTAGTAAACTTAAATACTTTTTCTGTAACAGATGTAGCTTCATCTAACATTTTCTTTAGAGCGTCTGGACCTTTTGCTAAAACTTTAGCTTGTAAAAGCTTTCTATATCTTTTTACATTTTGGTCAACAACATCTTTATTTTTCATAAGTGCAGTTGCGCCTCGTTTAGAATCTGCTCTTGCAGCTTGTTTTTCTTTTGCTGAAGGTATGTCTGATAAAGCAATACTCAATACTTTGTCAGCTACTTCGCTATATCTTTTATAGTTATCAAGTTTTTTACCTTGATTACCAATCATATCACCTGAGCTCTTGCCACTATAATATCTTTGTTTTGGCCAATACAGAGATTTTTTACCTATTGTAACACCTATAATACCTGGCTTTAACCTCCATTCATATCCAGTGTCATATGGGTTTTTCTTTTCTGTATTTACAATAAAGATATTCAAGTGGTCATTGGAAGGTGTAGCACCACCAAGTACATTAGCATCTTCTACATCTGACCATGCAAAACCTCTTGACTTTGCAGTTACATCAAAGAATTTTCTATCACCAGAATCCATTAGCTTAAATAGATTTGTTATTTTTGTAGATGCAAATTTCTCTGTTATTAGAGATTTCATTATCTCTTCTTTTATCATTTTCTGTAGTTCAGATTTTTTCATTTTTTATCCCACTTTTTCTAATTTATGAGTTTGAGTTGCCATCCAGCCGTCACCTTTGATACCTGCCATTTTAGATGCTTTCTTAATAGCTTCAACAGTTGAGCGAGCTTTTACTGTATATACCTTTTCTTTTCTTAATTCAACGCCTGATAGATTCATATCAGCAAATGACATTTTCCAAGTTGCAAAACCTTCGCTTACAACTTCTTTATTATTCATATTGATTGCGTATCCTGGAGCAGATATTACATTTTTTAATCCTTCGAAAGCTTCGTTAACTTCAGTCTTAAATTTATTTTCATTCTTAACAGCTTTAGATACCGCAGCTCTTCTTTTCTTTAAGTATTCATCAGAAGAATCAGTATCACCGTCATTGTCAACATCATCGTCTTCTTTTCCAACAGGGTCTAATTTCTTTTCGTCTTCTACCAATTCTTTAATTTCATAATACTTACCAAGCTTACCACCTATTTCTTCGAATACAGATTCCATTCTTTGTTGTAGTTGATGTGCTTCCTTAGCTGTAGCTTCAAATACCTTTACTGCTTCACCAATAGCTTTTGTATCTCTTTTTACAGATACAGAATCGAACCAATCAGCTGATTCTTCCATAGCCATTTTGCTAGCATTTTCTGCTAATTTCTTCAAGGCCTCAACCATTTCAGCCATTCCTTCTGACCTATATATTTTTGAACCATACTCGTTAAACTTTGATACTGCTTCGAGTGTAGCTTTCTTTTCAGCCTCTGTCATTCGTTCAGTTTTGAAACGAGATTCGTTGAGATTTTTCCATTCTCTAATATCAAATCTTTTTCCCATTTTATTTTCTCCTATTTGGTAAAGAGCACTTGCAAGTTAATTCGCATAGCATCTCATTTATTATGTTGTTTAGTTTTTCATATTTGTCTACTTTAATAGAGCCTACTGACTCATTTACAGGAGCCATAAAAGCGCCGTGAGTCGAAGGGTTGCTTACAAAATCCCAGCAAACCAATTCAAAATCTGGCTGAACTTCTAAAGAACCTTCGCCGTCACCTTCTCTTATTTCTTCTACAGAACCCATACCTCTTGAACTGATTCCTAGTTTTACACCGGCCTTTAATAATTCTTTTAATATATTACCTGATGGTGTACCTAATACTTCTACTGTACCACATAAATCATTTCCTTTCCACCAAATCTTTTTTATATTATGAGAAACATTTTGTAAGTTAACAACAGAAGATTCTGGATGGTCTAGCTCACCAAGTGCTCTGTTTTCTGCAATCTGTATTTCCGCGTATTTTTTAGCTTCACGCATTAAAGTATCTTTTGGGTAAACTCTTCCATTTTGATTTTTTGCTTCAGCTCTTTGTAACACTCCACTAACAATAACTCTACCGTTATTTTTTCTTTCTGACTCAACTATCATCTGAGGAGTTATCTCAAACGATGAATAATCTATTAGTAATGATTTTGTCATATTAGAATCTCCTCAATTTTTCAGAAAGCCTTTCCATTTTCTCAGAAATTTTTGATAAGTTTTCTCTTGTAGACTTCCAATATTTTGTTTCGTCAATACCATCTTCTGTTTTAAGCTTTATATTTTGATTTATTACTCTTTCTATTCTAAACAACTTGCTGTTTACTTCTCTTATAGCTTTATTTACTTTCTGCTTAGAATTTAATGAATCATCGTTTTTATATTGCTTGTAATTTATTTCACTTAAATTCATAAGCTTAGACATCTTTACAAAAGTAGATTCTTCCATGTCCTTCTTTTTCTTCTTCTTAAACGCCTTTGGTGTATCATAAGCTTCACCTCCGCCAGTAACGTTTAACTCATCTATATCTTCTTCTTCAATCTTCTTAAAATCTTTTTTGAACATATTATCTAGTTTTTTATTTAATGACATTTGCTAACTCCTTAGATAAATCATAAGCTCGTAAAACAGATATAATATGCTTGTCTTTAATCTTGCTTTCATTGTTGATAAGCTTTAATTGAGAACTAACTTCATTAAGCTTGATTTTTACAACTTCGTCTTTTACGTGAGAAGATGCTTTATCAATTTTAGATGTAGTATTTTTTATTTCAGTCTTTATATATCCTTTAAGTTTTTCTGTATTTGATATATTGTTGATGTATTCTTTCAATAGAGATTTTTGTTTTCTACCTAAAGTTCCATACTTTTCATTGAATTTTTCTAAAAGTATTTTATATGATAACATACGTACTTCTTTATCTTGTTTTGAATAAATGTCATATGTTTCATCAACTTTATTTTTAATAACTTTTTTATTTGTTATGCTTTCTATAAGTGAATATCTAAATCTAACTTGGTTTGATGGAGATGCTCCTTCGAACAAACAATATATAGAAGCATTTTGAGGGTAGTTGGCTACCTGAGCTTTGAAAAATTCTTCTACATTATAATTATTTTTTATTTCTTTTATTAAATTATATTTTTGCTTTTTTAATATATTACCTGAAAGCTTTTTTCTTTCTTTTAACACAGCGTCAACAAAGCGCTCTGCCTTATTTTCTGTATTGAACTTTTCGTTAAGTAGAGTTTGATATAATCCAAGTTCTTTTTTAAGAGTTGTATTCTTCTTAAAAAACTCTCTAATAATTCCTATTGCCGGGGACACCTTAACACCGTTGATGGTATCACTTGTCACTTGGCGTACAAGTAATTCAAATAAGATACCTGTATTTTTATATTTTGAATGTTTTACGGCCAATTTTTCTTCCCTATATATCTTTATATACTTATTATATAATAAATATCAAAAAATATATTAATTATCGCTATCTAATATGTTTTCCTCGCTTAATAATTTAGACTCTTTTGTTTTTTTCATATCATCAAAAATATTGACAGCCATTGCGCGTTTATCTTCTCTCTTCATATACTGTCGTTTACCTTTATTGTTTTTAAGTTTTGCGTCTCGCTTTCGTTCTTCGCTTGCAATTGGGTCTCTACCTCTAGCAGATTTTTGAGTTCCGTATTTAGGCCCTTCTTTTGGTCTTCCTTGACCTGGCTTATTTCCTTCTCCCCATAAATCTTCAAGGTCATCAGGCTGTGGTTCGAACCCTCCTTCTTCCCCAGCTGGTGGATTCATACCATGTTGAAGAGCCCAGTCAGTTGCAACTGCTTCACCAGACTTAACAGGGTCGTTTCCACTTTCAAGTTCATTATGTCTAAAGTATCTTTTCCTATCCTGTACAACGCCTCGTTGTTGCTCCTTCATTTCTTCATCTGTCATACCTAATATATTTTTGTATGCCCATTCTTCTGAAATTATTCTACCATCTTTTATAGAACTAATTAAATCTAATTTCTGAGACCATAGTTCTACTTTCTCCTGTTCATGTATTGTAGATGAGTTTGTAAGAGACAAATCAAAATCAACAAGTTCTTCTTCAGTAAATCCTTGAGAGTATAAATGTACCATTGCGATTTTTGTTAACTCTGAAATAAAGATTCTTTGTATTCTTTCAATTGTTCTTGCAAATCTAACATCTTGCGCAGCAAGTGTAGCTTTTCCTTCAACTCCTTCTTCATACCCTAAAAATGCTTTAGGTATTTTCAACGCTGCAAACATTCTATGTTTTAAGTATTCTACATCATCAATTCCACCGAACTCCATTCCTGACATAGTATCTATTTCAGTTCCTGATTGTCCACCTCGAACTGGAAGATAAACATCTTCTAACATATTTGACATATTAAATTTAAGATTATACTGTCCTGTTTTAGGGTCAATATATGGAGTCTTTTTCATTTGATTGATTACTCTTTGCATATACGTATCAACTTCATTAGGAGGTATATTTCCTATATCAATTTTGTATACTCTTTTTTCTGGAGCTCTCATAATTCTATGAATCAACATTGCATCTTCCATAAGAGTTAATTGCTTGTATGTTTTTCTTGCCGGCTCAATCATCGATTTACCGTATGGTAAAAAGTTCATATCATTCAGTAGTCTAAAATGTCCTACCTCATAATTTTCATAACCAGTTTTTGTAGAATTAGGTGCAGAGTTAGATGTTTGTCCTCCCATACTTGGGTCGTGTGTAAATCTAACCATATCAGGATTACTTGGGTCCAAGCCTTCTTCTCTAAACATTTCATATGCTGAAATTGGAATACAGTTTGTTACACCTATCTTTTCTGTTATATCAAGCTTAAGATATAAATCGCCATATTTACACATATTTCGAACCCAAGGCCAAGCATTGAATTCTATATTTAATACATCATAAAATAAATTGTTTAATACTTTTTGTACTTTATCATTCTCTGTTTTTATTGTAAGTACATTACCGTATTCGTTTTTAAGAGTAGATTCATCTGCGTAAATATCAAGTGCTGATGATATAATCGAATCCTCGTCCATAACTTCATAGTCAGTATAAAGCTGAAGTCTCATTGTGTGAAAATTAGCTTGCTGATTATATCCGTAATTTTGACTTTGATAAATCTTGCTAAATCTATCTATAAGTCTATTTGTTTCTAGCTTTGTATTTGATTGTACTCTACTTAAATCTGCAACTCTGAGGCCCTTGTCTGTCCTTCTTACTATTGTTCCTGTTGAAAATAAAGTTTTTAATCTTCCAAAAAATGTTTTATCTGCCATCTATTTCTGCTCCTTTATAATAGCCAGGTTAAGTCTTCGTTGTCGTTACCTATTTGTTGCTTCCAAGGGTTTTCTGAATCTATGTTTCCTTTGTAGGCACCTTTTGTATTAACTATGTTATTGATAGCATTCTTGTTCATAGCCAAACCTTCGCTATGAAGACGAAGAGCGTTATCTCTAACGTACATTCCAATAGAAAACGCCATTGTTAAATCATCATTATATCCTCTTTGAGCTTCTGCTTTATGTCCATTCCATATAAAAACAAAGAGCTCGTCGATTAGTCTTTTTGACTTAACAATACACGCATTTTCTCTAAAATAAATATCAAGTTTCGATATCAAAAGAGGTCGAGTCCTTGACGACGTTGTAAAACCTGGGGTCATGTTTTCCCTATTTTTAAGGTCATAACCTTTACTTAATTGTGTTGCCGCATCATGAACTCCTTCATGCTTAAAAGTATAATAAAGATTTCGATAACCTCTATCAACTGCAGGCTGTATTGCGGCCCAACCTATGTTTGCGTTCTCTACAACAAGTAGAGCTTCATTATATTCTGTGGCAATATTTACTAACATATTACCAAAATCTTTTGTAGG